AGTGCCAGTTGTTGTCGTGGTCTCTTTGACCCGATCCTTGACGACCAGCGCCATAGCTTACTCCTTAGTCGAGCGTAATATCGAGATCCCCAGAAGGCACGCGGAATACATCACCTGTCTCAATGGCCTTGGATGCAGTCAAGGCTGCGTAAGCCATCAAATTGCCGCTAGTGGATGCGTCAAAAATGCCGACATGGGTGATTGTTCCCCAAGAACCCGTTGCAGTATCAAATTCAACTGCCGCGCTGTTTGATGCGGTGTTGCCAGATACCGTGAACGCTACGCTCTTGCGGGCATAGCCGCTACCGGAGATTTCAGTACCAGAGCCATCTTCATCAGGATTGCTGGTGAACAAGCCAAGGTAAATCGTTGCTGGAGCAGAATAAGCGTTTCCGCCAAATACATGATCCAGAATTTCTGTTTCAAGATAATTAGAAAATGACATTAGCCAAGTCCTCGTACTTTAAGTGTTAGGCCGGAGCCAGAGTAACGCGCCTTCTCAGACGCTTCATTTAATCTGGCCACTGCGGCGGAATACATTTGCGCCCAGACAGCCACACGCGCATCTTCTTGCAGGTATGGAGCCGAATGCAAGAGAGAGCCGTACAGGTACACGTCTGGCGCATCTTCGAGCAGCCAGTTCGTGGAGTTCGTTGCCAGATCAGGAACCTTGGCGTAATACAGAAGCTCGATGTCGTATTCTGCGTCAGGCGTCGGATACAGGCGGAATTGGCTGTCAGCATGCGTGTAGTAACGCGGACGGGCGGCCATGTTGTTTGCGCCAGAGCGTTTGTCAGCCAAGGCTGCGCGGCTAATCAGATCCAGCGGGTAGGTATCGCCTTCGGTCAGACCGATACGGATCGTTTCCAGCCAGTCAGCCGGAATCTGGATGTAATCGTCTCCAGCGTCCACAGTCGCTTCTGCGCGGGTTTCCATCTTCCAATGGCGGATGTCCCGATTCATCTGTCCTTCTGCAAGTTGGATGAAAACCGGAATTACAGACGTCAAATCGTCGCGGTTGAGAAAATCCGCGATGGTGGTCTGCAAATTGCTGTAGTTTGTGATTGCCATTTTAGAAATCCATTAGACTGCGCATTGGACTATTTTCGCCTGTATCTTCCTGATCTGCAAATAGTAACCCAAATGGTGCAGCAGAAAATAGTGGACTACCCTCAAACTTCTTTTTGGTTCGCATTTCAGATGGAATTTCCATTGACCAGACTTGCTCGCCATTCTTGCCTGTCTTGAGTTTATACGGCTCGACTTTCACACCATACTTTTTGCCTTCCTTGTTGAAGGCTTTGACCATCATGTTGTCGTAAAAGCTTTTCATGCCTTCGCCGCCAATTTTTAAGTCGGTGTTGTATAGGAATGAAAAACCTGCTCTGTCCTTGTCTCCTTCGGCTTTTATGATCTTGTCAGCTATTTCTTTGCCGACATAATCCTCTAATTTGTCTTCTGGAACGTTAGAACCAAGTGATCTCCAGCCAGCACCTTTAGGCAAGGCGTCAATTCTGTATCCGTCTTTTCCTTTGAAATATCTAATTGACTGAATACGTTGACTCAAATCATACCGATCAGCCTGCGTCTGTCCGGTCGTGAATGTCACGCGGCTATATCCCTTGTCAGCTGCTTCCTGAAGGATGCGACGAGTCATTAGCTCGTGCCAGTTCTTCTTAAATGGGGCGTCAGGTATTTTTTCGCCACCATGCACAATAAAAGACCGCAATTCTGACAGTCTCATTGCTTCTTCTTCGGTGTAATCCCCACCACGAAGAGAAACATAGCTCTGCAGTTTATCGTATTCTTTACGAGCAGCTTGTATTTCCGCCTCAGACGGTTGATACCCAAATTTACGGCCCTTCTGATGCCAATCAGATTGCACCTCGTCAACATGAAGGATCTTCTGACCGTCTTGAGTGTAATCCTTGACTCGCGTATGAGCGAGGATGTTAGGTTGATCAAAATGCGATGTAGGGCCTTTGATACCAGGAGTCGTCATCAACAACTCACGATAGTTGCTGCCGCCGGGAGTGGTGTATTGGGAGAATTTGGTGGTCATTGACTCACCGATAGATTCGATTGTTCTGCGAAGCTGGTCTCTTTCTGCATATAAAGGCTCAAGAATAACTCTTGCTTCTTGTGATGACAGAACGCCTTCTTCAAGTTTCGCTCTTGTGTCGGCAGAAATGTCCGCAATATCCTCATACCTAGCTATAGCCTGCTCTCTTACGGCATTTTGTTCTGGCGAAAACTCACCAAGCCTGACCTCCTTCAACTCCACTCGATTGTTCAACAGGTAATCTTCGATCTCAGACTTGGTGACAGATGGCTTGCCGGCCAAGAAATCACCCAAGCCAGTCCATTGGACTTCTTCAGGCTTCACGCCAGCCTGTTTTTGGATCATCGCAAGCATCTGATCGCCAGTGCCTTTCTGTTGCGGAAGATCGCGAGCGGCAACCTCAAGTGCGCTATAAAAACCTGTTGGTTGTTTTTCGCCAAGGCGTGAAGCAATTTGGGCTGGTTTGGCAGTTCCACCAGGACCAGCCATAGAACCTATCATTGCAACAGCAAAATCACTGGGAGATAGTTCTGGGATTTGCCCAAACACTCTTTCATAGGACTGCCTTCCGGCTTCTGCTGCCTTTTCCATTGTTGGAAATAAGCCTTCATCTTGCGGCTTTATTTCTTCATAAGGGTCAGCGAGGATACCAGCAACATCCCAAGCAGCTCCACCAAGCGCATACGGACCTTCATAAAGCATTTGGTTAAGCATCTCTTTACTGACGCCAAGTGGGTTTTCTACAGCAAGAGGATTTGAACCAGTAAGCCTATTCTTGTAGGCTTCCCAGTCTTGTCTCCATTGCGGAGTAGGCTGGTTGATAGTTACGTTAGGACTAAGCAGACCTTGGCTGTAATCAATGCCTAACTCATCAATTTGGTCTTCGGTGAGTTTAATTCCTGGTTGACGCGACTGAACCGTATCCCACCAATCATAAGCAGCTTCGTTGTCTCTAATATCCCGCCAAGCATCAGCGTTTAATTGTTCTTGCGTGTATTTTTTTGAAGGACGCATTGCTTGGATGGTTTCATAAGCATTACCAAGCGCTGAAACCACTGGGCGTGGAGTGTTTGGGTTTTCATTCCTAAACAAAAGCCCAGTCCCAAACGCTTGGGCCCTATCGTATTGAGACTCACGCATTGAGTCTCCAGGCTGAACATTCGGTATCTTCTGCTCTAGGCGATCTTTCATGGCCTGTTGTTTAGGCCAATAATCTGGGTAGATATTGCGCTTTGCAAAATCCATGATGCTGGTTGATCGAGACATATCAACACCAGCTGTAGAGACATCAAGAGGATCTCGATAATCCATAACGCCAGTTGGTTTTTTGTTCTGGTCGTCTAACCCTAGCAATCCAGTGATTTTGTCCCAGAACAATCCTGCCATTACGCAATTCCTCGGAGGTTTCTCCGTATCGGCTCGCCCCAGTTGGTTTGAGCAGGCCTGTAACCTACAGCTAAGTAACGGAATGCATCAGATCCATGAGATGCCCAGTCATGAGCAGGTCTTGATCTCCATACCTTCCCGTTATCGTCATATTCTCGATGGTACTGTCTAAGAGCATCGATACCTCTGTCGCATCTCTCTGCGTCAAACCAGCAGTTCTTCAACATGGATCTAACTGCTTGAATACCATCGTCTACCATCAATTGTGGCGCAATTGTAACCGGTCGCACACCCAGACTTTCCAAAGTCTCTAATCTTGACTTTCCAGTACCGAGTTCTTTGACCCTAACGTCATGCGGCAGGATGTGTTCGCCGTAGACATAGCCTTTGTCCTGTAAGACGCGAGCGTAATGTTCCAGGCCAACACCTGACGATTCGTAATAGTCAATGATTCTGACTTCTGGACCATGAAACTGAGCAAACCAGATCGCCGTTGAATCACCTACACCTAAGTCCCATGCGGTTACAACAGGGATTCCTGTCTCATAGTTGACGATACCAAGACGGTCCTGATCCTTGGCCTCCCGCATTTCTGTGGCGTAGTAAGCACCTTCAGCATGGACGAGGAAGTCGCCTTCCCAGACGTGATCGTAGATGTCCGGGCGTTTGGCTTTATCGGCAAGGCGTTCTTGTTCCAGGACGTCAGGAAACCAAGGGTTATCTGTCCAGTTCATCTGGACGATCTTGGCATTGTCTGGTGGATCCAGGCGGAATCTTTTGTGGGTTGCTGACTCCTTAGATTCAGGGTTCCATGTCACCCAGATCTCGGAGTTATGCTCACGAACAGTAGGGATGAGCTTTCTCCATGCGGTTTCTGAGACCGTCTCAGCCTCGTCAATCCAAGCCAGGATTAGCTTAGCCTTAGACTTCAGTGAGTCTAGAGACCTTCTGAGACCAGCAAAGACGTAGCTGATTCGACCATCCTTGCTCTTGATGTATTTCTCGCCAAGCTCGTAGTAGTCCTCTAGCCAAGGGACTGATCTGATGGCTGCCTTGACTTCTTCCAGTGAGGAATCGTCTAGGGAGTTCATAAACTCACGTCCACAGAGGATCTGGCCTGTATTTCCTGCCATCCCCCATCTGTAGCCGTTAACGGCAGTCATGAGAGCAAAGGTTCTTGTCTTGGCTGAACCTCGGCCTCCGTAAGCTCCTCTATAACGAGCTTCTCCCTGAAAGACAGGGATGAGTTTACCGGGAACTTGGAGTTGGACTTTTTGGCTCATTCTTCTTCCCGAAGATCTTGTCCCAGTTGTCTTCAAACTGTTTCCGATC